CTAAAATTGTTTCCCGTTCTCCCAGTCAAGAATGTCCTGCCACAAAAAATTAAGCTGGTCGGATTTAAATTTGGGTTTTGGGAAGCCTTCCCGTTTTTGCTTCCCGTTGCTCACCCATAGTCTGATGGTGTGTGGTTTTACGCCATACCGATCAGCAAGTTCTTTTGTTTTGACATAGAGCTGTTGAGTCATTTTTCACTTCCTCTCTGATAACCATTCTCCAAAATTATCCTTGCCACTGTTGCCGGCGTTGTTTTGTCTGACCAGACCAAATCATCAATCAAGAAATTCAGTTCAGCAGCAAGTACGGCTTCTAAGTCTTTGGGCCAATACTCATACACAATATCGCTGTAATAAGAATATTCGATGACTTTAAGTGTCACTAATACCATCTCTTCTAGTGTTCTGTCAGCCTTTCTGTAACCGGCATTCCAAACCGCCTCGGTGATATTAGATGGATCTCCCCATGCCGAGGCTACTACTTGGGTTAAGTGGAATGAGTTATTGATCATGCTTTTTCCTCACTGAACTGAAAATGTGATAGTTTGCACAATATCAACAGAGTACGTTCCTTCATCTTCGCCACCGATAAGTATTGTGAAGTTCAAGGGCCATTCATGATCACATCCGCCGTGAGAGTGCCAAAAATCTTCTGCCGCATCTTCAGCGATACTATCCGGGGCAAAATATAGTGTGTGGCTTTCATACTTGCCTTTGACTCCCTCAACTGTGTATTCAAAGTACATTACTCACCTCCTCTGGTGACTCAGGTAATTCCATCCAGTGAGTTACATTAGATCTGTTTTCTTCAAAATCCCCGACACGGTGATTAAACCGATCGCAAGTAACAAATCCTTGGGCATCAGTTACTAAAAGGGTGTTGCTCCCAATCCTCTCACTAGGTAGCGCATCCTCAATCGATATCCACTCAGGGGTTACTCTGTCACCCAGTGAGATAATTACTGGCCTGCCGCCGAGAATGTCGGTATTGATGGAAACAGTTGGTTCTTTGCCATCGGCATATTCAACAACAAATGTCATTTTTCCCACTTGTGAACTCCTTTTTTATTTCTTTATTACATGATTTGCGACGTTTTTTGGTCTTCTTCACTGGTGTTAACTTTGCTCTGACTACTTGCGGCGCTGGTGGCAGAGGAGGGCAAACGCCCTCGTGAATGTAAAAATTACGTTTCATGCGATGAATGATCCGCTGTGTATAGTCCCTGCCATCGTCGATATGGAATGCCGTTCTGACCAGTTCATCTTCAATATCTGTCATCGGGTGATGTTCTTCCGTCACTGTTCGCTCTCCCTGAAAATGATTTTGTATGCCCGCAATACGTGCGTTGTTTTGCCAGTGATGACGGTTTTCTTTAATAGAAAGCCGACAGACGAAGCGCGAACAGGTGTCATTACTAGAGCGGCATCGACACAACGGTTATGTTTGCGGCGTTCAGTTATAAAGCTGGTTACAATGATTTTTGAAACCATGCCTTCATCGAGATATTTGATTTTCATTGCTTGCTCCTTATGTCCGACATGGCATAACAACAAGTTGAGGGTTGCCATAACGCTGATTAATGTTGTCGCCAAATGTCATTAAGCAGCCACTCTTCATGCCGGATGGGTGCATAGAAACCGTGATAAGCTCTGAATCAGCCCCAAACATTTTGTAGGGATAAGCCAAATAGCAAGCCTGAAAGTGAGGGATAACATTTTCCACTTTCTCCGGTATGACACGATTTAAATCGGGGAAACGGCCATCAAGTACCGACAGGGCGTTAAATCCAACTCTCGTTCCGCTAATATCTCTGTGCACGGCGTAAGGCTCTTTGGTGAAATGCAGTTCCGTTGCTTTTGCTTTCCTTGGTACTTTTCCGTGAAATTGAATAATAGTTTCGCGTCGAGTGTTAACGCCATGTTCTAACCGTAAAGCGACATGTCCGTTAGTTGCTTCAATATATTTAGGCGTAATGTGCAATCCGCAAAGGTAATAACGCAGATCATCTTTAGCGACACAGACCAGTGCGGCGCGTAATAAATTGGTATCAATAATCATGTGAGTCTCCTGTCAATGAAAGACGGGCATAGAGTCAAACTCGCCAGCTTCTACCGCTTTGATTAATTCATCATGCAAGATAGAAAGCCCCTCGCGCCCTTTCTCAGATAGCCAATTGCCGTTCTCTGGCTGCATATTGATAAAATCCATGTACATTCTGACCGCCATATCTGCCCCGTCTTCGCTACCGGACCGCTCAAAGGCGATCCCTTCAATATGGGTTGCTAACATCACGCGCTCTACTAATGGGTAGACCGTGATTGCAGATACACCATTAACGTAAATCGCTGCGGTATCGGTGCTGCCTTTGTCGTTATCCACTTCACGAGTACCGTTTCTGTCTATTTGCTCTCGCACAAACGAGGCTGATACAACCCATCGCCACAACATCAACCGCTGTTCACGGGTCGGCGCATGGAAGCCCGCTTTCCAGCCCTGAGAAATAGCCGCTATCAATTCAAAGCCCAGTAATAAATCATGGTCATATCGACCCGCGTCCAACGATACCAATGCATCCGCATAACTTATGGTTTTGCTGTTCGCTGCATCAGTGATGACAATGACGCCATACTTGCCGTAATCAAATGCTATTTCGGTGTGTTGCTTGCTCATTACTTACCCTCCCATCCGATAACCTGAAATAAGCCCATTTTTGGGTGATACCATTTGGATTTACGTTGTTCAGCTTCACTCATCATCAGACGGAACGCGCTCATGAAGTCCTCCTCAAATACGATTTTCATTGGGCGAGGCTGGCCGTCTGGCGTCAAGATGGTGATGCTGTCCGTTGGTACGCTGTAGACTTCTGCCAGCGCCCGGCACTTGGCATCGGTCAAACCGCATTTAACGCGGAGGAGGGAGTAGCCAACCCATCCGGTAGGGATTGCGCCTTGCTTGATGCGTTCGATGGTTTCAGAAACCTGTTCAACTTTTTCTGCGACTTGGTTAAGGCGGCGCTCCTGTTCCACTTGTGCTAAGGCGTAAGCAAGATTAAGTTCAGCCTGGGATTTTGGTTTTGTGGCGCCAGACTCCAGAGCAAACCAGCGATCAATGATGGAGGCGCGACGTCTTACGTCATATCCGGTGATCAGGATTTCGGTATTTCGGCGATCAAGGAGAATTTCACTGATAAAGCCCCTCTCATCAATAACAACAGTAATCCCCGAAGTAAACATAACTTGTTGATTTCTATGATTCCTCAAAAATGAGGAATCAAATTCAATGTTATAAACGGCTTTCAGAATTTCCCGGATGTCACGAATAACGTTATCGTGACGCTTATCTGTTAGCTCAGCAATTTCACGGCTGCTCATCATTGGTTGATTGCTGGTGGTGGTTATATTGGTCATTTTCATACCCCTTGCTCTTTCATTGCCTTAAGTAAGGCTTTCTTGAATTTCTTTTCTTGGCACAGGTCCAGGTACATAATCATTAGCGTTTTGTTTAACCAGATTTCATCGGTGTCGGGATCACGCTTGACACTATCGGGGTAAATAGCGAGATACTCTTTCACTGCATCCAGTGACAGGAACTCTTCCGGTGTTAATTTGCGTGCCTGCCTGCGATTGTGGGTTACTCTGGATTCCCGACTGACAGAAGTCACACCAGATGTATGCGGTTTGTTTTGACAGCCCATTACGAGACCTCCGCCTTATCAATATGGATCTTTAGAGCATCAGCGAGTTGTTTCGCTTCTCTCTCTTTTTTGCGACGTTGTTTGTTATCTGCTTGCCATTGCTCATAGCGTTCATGCAATGAATGACGTTTTAAATTCAGTTCAACGCGATATTCAGCCCATTCACGATTAACTTGCTTCTTGGCATGTTCAGCGACTTTATTCCAGAGAACCGCTGCAATTTCATATTTTTCTTCATGCTCACTTTGAATAGCTCTCTGTGAGAAATTAAAATGGGTAATATTCACTATGAGTCCTTATTTACTGAAAAGTATATTCTGGTGAAAAACCACCATGATTAGCCCTTTCTGCAATTAACTTAACGAGGGCTTGCATAAAGTCATCACCTTCCCTTGTTAACTTCCAGTGTTTTGATAAATAACTGTTATAGCTATCTAAAATATATCCATCCGCATCACATTGTCTATATTCGTCATAAGCGGGAACTTCAAAAAACACATGCAAAGCTTTTCTTAATATCTCTTCTGATAATTCAACAGTACACATAGAACCATCATGAAGACTAACAGCAATGCAATAACTACCGGTCTTTTTCATCATTGCATCAAGTTTTGCTGCTATTAAACGATTTCTGTATCGTTCAATTAATGTTTGACTAATCATAAATACAATCCTATTTTAGGGCTGAGACAATCCTCAGCCATTAAGCTGTAATTAAAATTTAACTAATTTATAAATTAGGTATGTGGATGTTTAGGAGTTATTTTTATCCTCATTTTGCATTAAATAAAATTTTCTTATTGTAACCAATTGCTCTTCTTCGATGCAGTCCAATAAATAAGCGTTTTCTATCCACTCAATTGATTCTGGTTCGCTATGCTTTCCACCGCCATAATAAAACGTCCAGCCTGCCCATTGTCCATTTGGTGCTTGGGTTGCTACCGATTTCGTTTCATAGTGACGGCTACTTAGACAGTCAATATCAGTTTCTTGAATACCGTACCTGACTTCATTGATAATATCCTGAATTTCTCCCTCTTCTTTCAGGATAGTTTCAAATACATCATCCACTTGTTCACCGGTGAGGTTGATATTAATGCCTTTTTCTGAATACGATTGATAATAAATTTCTAACGCTTTATATCGAATGACCTGTTGTGCAGTTAACATTATTTTTTAGCTCCTGTTAGTCGAAATTCAACATTAACTTCATCAAATATACCTTTTAATAATTCGACTTCGCATTTTGCTTCATCGTCATTATCGGCTTCAACCCAGAGTGTTGTCGCTTGACTGTTAATTGAGAGATAGATAATTTCAACTTCGTACATTTTTACTACTCCTAAGATATGGCTTGCCTATTTTTGGCAGTGGCATTAATAAATTCTTTTCTTAATCGCCCGGTTTTACTGAGGGCGTCAATATATTGTTCGCTAGATATATTTATTTCAGGTTCCTTTTGGCCTTTAATCTTTTCTATTTGCTTCCCCATTATCTCTATTTCTTTTATCAACCCAAAAACCAGATCTTGTATTGCACCGATAGCATAAGATTCATCACAGTCTTTTTTATATGATTCCTGCCATATGTGGAGAAGTGCTTCTATCTGCTTTGTCTTTACCTCTGTATATGAGAAGGAGGTCTCTAAATCAAACATAGCCTTTTTTAAATCAAACATAATCGCCTCTCTTTTTTAGTGCTTCACTGGCAACTGAATGAATAACACCTATGATTCCACGGCTCAGCATTTCCTCTTCTTTATTCCCATAAAGGTAAATTGCCGCCTCTGCTAGTGCTTCGATTTTTCCGAGAGCATCCTCTATTTCAAAATTAATGTAAGGTGTGTTGCATTGTTTGTTTGGGTGATTATTACTATTCATTTCTCACCTCTTTTTCCGCAATGTCAATTAAATTGGTGAGATGTTTGATTACTTCTAAGAGCAAAAGACTGTCCGGCTTGCCTTTATTTTTCGATGAGGTATCAAGTTCATCGTAAATATCTTTAAGCTTAACTAATTCATTAAAGAAATTATCATTGTCAGCAAGATCTGACTGGCTATTAACTACAGCAACAAATTGATCATGGAGTGCAATGTAGCTTTCCCAAATAATTTTAGCTGGAGTTACATTGACAACCTGTGGTGAAAACAATGTTGTATTAAGCATGTTTCACCTCATTATTAATTTGGCCCATCCATACAATGAAATACCCTGAAAGCATTTCGGATAACGCATCTTTGGCTTGCTGATAACTTTCAGCTACGTATTTAACTTTGACAATGAGCTGTTCAGTATCTGCGTGTTTTTTGACTGCAAAAATAAAAGTCTTTATGTTAGTATTTGTATTGAACATAGTAATCATGCCTCAAAGTGTTTATTTTGTTCAGGCTCTGGTGTTTGATTGGCGTCGGTACCAGAGCCATCTTTAAATCAGTTCAAATTAAGTTTGTCTGTTCCCAGTGCGGACTCAAGGGAGCAATTGACTTCATAGTTAATATCACATACAAGAGCAATTAGTTCGCACAATTCACCTGAACATTTTTCTTTGTCAGCCATACTCGTAATGACTTCATAGAGTGAACAGGCTAAACCGGAACGATATCTTGCATCATCTAAAGTGATTGGTTTACGCATGATCTGCCTCCATGTTATAGCGTTTTATTGCTGAAAAAATAAAAGTCTTCTTGAACATAATAATCATACCTCGGTGTGTTTATTGTTGTTCCTGCTCATTCAACTACTTATGTTTCTTCTGGTGATTAATGTTATCACCTTGGTGGTATTTAATCTATCACTATGGTTTTAATTATTCTAGGCCTATAGTGATAAAAATTTATTTTTTATTTTATGAGATTGAAATAAAAGAAATTTTTGTTAAAAAACAAAAAATGTTTTTTTATCTTGATAATTGTAATGATTTAGTTAAAAATTAAGATACTGTACGTTCAAACAGTATCTTGAGGGGAAAGAATGCCAGAACTATTGCGAACGCACCCAGGGATTTATGCTACAGCAATCGAAATTGAACGGGGTTATTATCGTCTTCGTTTCATATCGCGGAACAGGTATACAATAACACCCACTAATTCAACGTCAGGACTAATAGGAGTTAATGGCACCCTAGCGTCATCAACCGATAGAAAGCCGAAAGCACCACCTTGTACAAAACGATATACAGAGTAGTTTTCTCCTATGCGCGCATATACCAAATCATTGTTAGCTGCTTTTTCTGATCTATCGATTACAATTAAAGAACCTTCTGGAGCTTCTGCGCAGCCAGTATTTTGGGTGATTCTATACGCTCTGTATGTGTCAGATGATTCAAAGAATCCCGGAATCATAATTGTATCCCCTGTATCACTATCGGCATCATAGATTTTTACAGGAAATGATTTAGTGCACTTTACCACCACTGAGGCGGGTGAGTTATCTGGGTGCATGGGACCACTGCCATCACTAAGCCACTCTGGGCGCACACCGAGAACTCTAGCTAAATCAACAATTTTAGTAGTGCTTTGCGCCTTTCCTGTGGTTAATTTCCATATCATGGACTGAGCCATGTCTACTTCTTTGGCAAGAGAAGTCTGCGTGAAGTCTTTCTTTCTCATTGCCTCTTTTAGTCTTTTCGCGAATGTCATAACCACCTCTTCAATAAATTTTGTTAATTCTATCTCTAAAGTGATATCTTTGCAAAAACACTATAGTGATTGATTTATCTTTTTGGTGATATTAATATCACTATGGAGTTAACAAGAGGATGGAGTATGAAAAATCTTGCGGTAGAAAAGGCTATAAAAATTGTAGGTAATCAAACGATACTTGCCAATGCATTAGGGTGTCGGCAGTCATTAGTTAGCGCTTGGTTGCATGGAAAGAAGCGCGTTTCTGTTTCATCTGTTCCTGACATTGTGGATCTTACAAAAGGCGAAGTTCAACCTCACGAATTACGCCCAGATCTTCCAAAGGTATTTCCACCGCCCGGAAATTATTAATCATGTTTCCTAATTCTTACGCTCAAGTATCAATGCCATCTCAATATTTTCCTGATGACGGCAAGTGGATACAGGAGATGTTACTGAATCTTGATCCGGCTACACGGGCAAAAATCACGGTGAAGTATGCCGAGGTTTATCAAATCGCATGGGATGAAGAACCGGTTTCATATCGGAAAGATAACGCAGCGAGGCGGGCGGCAAACATCAGGCTTAGGGAGTTTGTCAGGAAGTATGCAAGAGCGAGTCAGGGTTATACCGAGAAGCCTCAGTTAGTGATAGGGAAAGGAGTTTAAAAATTTATGGATGTTTAGATGTCTAAATGTTTAGATGGTTTGGGGAAGAGGGGAAAACTTTCTAGGGGGGTAAGGGGGGTGATCTTTGAAAGGGGTGTTAGGGAAGGCACAGCCAAAGGAAAGACAACTCAGATCTTATAGAAGATCACTATAGGGGGATAAAGCCGAAATACGTCTGGACGGCTAAATGGCTAAATTGATATCCGGTCAGGGCTGTGTTCCTGGCAAAGTGGAATAACAGAGGACAATACGATGGAAACCAGTGAGAAACTTATTTTGGAATTAGAGCGGCTTCTTTGTTTTGGGCTGACAGGATGGGAATACGATTTTATCAACGGACTCAGTCGTTATTTTCGGCGTGGAAAATATCTAACAGGTAAACAGAAGAATATAGCTCGTAACCTGATAAAAAAATATTCAGAAGGGAGCAAGAAACCGGTCGAAACTTTGGCGAGTCAGACACCGGCTCTTGCAACAGGCACAACAAAGCATTGGGTACCCACGGGCGATTATGTCACTGAATCCGCCTCAAGGGAACAGAGAGGTAAGACATGCTGACGATAACCCCGAACACAACCCAGAGCCGGGCATTGGCTATGTTGCGCCAGAACTGGAAACAGCACAGTACCTTCATGGTATACGCACCCACCGGCAGTGGTAAAACAGGCTTATCGGCATTCATTACAGCCGGTTTCGTCTCTCGCGGAATGCGGGTGATGTTTGTCGCGCCTTACTTAACTTTGGTGCGTCAGACTGCCACCCGGTTTATTCAGTACGGACTGCCGGAGGAAGAAATTGGCTACGTATGGCGGGATTACCAGCCCCATGATCCGAACCGGCTAATTCAGATTGCATCGGCTGACACGCTCATTCGTCGTGACTTTCCAGACAACATCGATCTGTTGATCATTGACGAGGCCCATTTACGCCGTAAAAAACTGCTTGAGGTCATTCAATATCTGGCAGAAAACACTAGCGTAAAAGTTATCGGCCTGTCAGGAACGCCATTTTCCCCGTTTCTGGGAAACTACTATCAACAGCTTTTGAAACCAACAACGATGAAGGAGCTTATCGCTAAAGGCGAACTCAGCACCTATGAATTTTATGCCCCCACCAAGCCGGACCTGAAAGGCGTAAAACTGACCGCTAGTGATGACTTTGGGCGGGATTACAAAGAGGACCAGCTAGCCGAAATCATGGGGGATTCAACGCTGGTGGGCGATATCGTCAGGAACTGGCTGGAGAACGGTAACGATGAACCGACGATTTGCTTTTGTGTCAACGTGGCCCATGCCAACTTTATCACGGTCGAATTTAATCAAGCGGGGGTCAATGCCGAAGTCATCATTGCCGAGACGCCCCCGGAAGAAAGACAAATCATCATCCATCGGTTTGAACAGGGTGTAACAAAGATCCTGGTGAGTGTTAGTACGCTGATAGCGGGATTTGATAGTGACGTCCGGTGCATTATCTACGCCCGTCCGACTAAATCAGAGATTAGATGGACTCAAAGTCTTGGCAGAGGCTTAAGGGCTGCGCCCGGTAAAGAAACCTGTCTTATTTTCGATCACTCCGGTACGGTTCACCGCCTCGGTTATCCCGATGATATTGAGTACGACGAGTTGCCTTCAAAGAGCGACGGGATGAAAGACGGTTCCCGCAGTACTGACAGCGACAAAGCTGAAAAACTCCCGAAGGAATGCCCTGGCTGTCATTACATGAAGCCCGCAGGCGTCTATGTCTGCCCCAAATGTGGATTTAAGCCCTTAAGCGGTGAAGATGTGGAAGTGGATCGCTCCCGTGGACTGAAAAAACTCAACGGCAAGGATCGCGTCTATAGCAAGGCAGAACGTCAAAGCTGGTGGTCCCAAATCAAATATTACCAACGCCAGCGGGTTAACCAGGGCAAGCCCATTTCTGATGGGTGGTGTGCCCATACCTTTAGAGACAAATTCAGTGAGTACCCCAATGGCTTAAACGACCACCCGGTAGAGATCACCCCAGAAGTGAACAACTTCATCAAATGGAAATTGATTGCTTGGGCAAAAAGCCAGGAGAAAAAACAACTCAGTTCAGCCACGCAGGGAGGTAATCAATGAAAACAACAGATGCGGTAATTGGACAATGGCCGAAAGTTTTTGAGTATTACGGCCTCCCTCCTGTTACTGGGAAAAAACATTATAAAGGGAAGTGTCCTATCTGTGGTCGGAAGGGCAAATACCGTTGTGATGATCAAGGCGGACGGGGAACCTTTATTTGTAGCTGTGGTAATTCGGGTGATGGCTGGACACTGCTCCGGTTGACTCAGAAGAAAGACTTTAAAACTCAGGCAAAAGAAGTTGATGAAATTATTGGCAATACGTATGCCTATCAGCCCGAAAGCGCTCAAGACTCCACCAATAAAGATGACCGGTCATTATTTCGTGACAAGGTGATTAGGAAGTATGCCACTCTGGTGAATTTGCGCGGAACGTCAGCCGAAAGTTATTTACGCAATCGGGGGATTAACTGTTTACCCGCGGAGCAGATCCGGTATTGCCATCATCAGCCTGTGGAAATGAAAGCTTTTCAGGCTATGTATTCTCTGGCGACGGATGATAGAGGTGCGCTTTGTTACCTGCACAGGACGCTATTAGAGGGTGATAAAAAAGCCAATATGGATATCGCCAAAAAGACGTATTCCCTACAGTCTGATGATTATTTAAAGCATGCAGGCTCTGTTGCTATCCGCATGCTCCCAGTTTCTTCCACGCTGGGAATAGCCGAAGGGATAGAGACCGCGCTGTCATGCAAACAGATATATGGCTGTAACACTTGGTCGGTGATGAATGCCGGGTTTATGGAAAAATTTCGTGTGCCTAACGGGGTTAAACATCTGATTATTTTTGCTGATATGGATCTGCATTCAGCGACCGGCCACGCGGCCGCGTTTGAGTGTGCCAGGGGTAATCTCGTTGCCAAAAACGATTTAGAAACGGTCAGTATTCGCTGGCCCGATCACGGTGATTTCAATGACGTACTTGTCAGCGGTGATGAAGTGCGTGAACTGTCTTTTAAGAAGTGGGCGGAATAATGAAACTCGAATCAGCACTAAAACATTTCAGTCCAAAAGGACTGGCAATCAGTGACTCATCCAAATGTACATCAACAAACCGGATCACGGGTACTGATATTATGGCGGCATTAGGCATGGCTGAATCTAAGGCTGAATTTGGAATGGCGGCGTTCTTGGGCAAACACGGCGTCAGCAATGAAGATACTGTTCGAACCGTTGAGCAACTGACTTTGTATGCCAGACGTCAGGTACCCAAACTCATTACCAAAGCGGGTGGGCGCCAGTTAGGAAAATGCCTGGTGATCTTGGCAAAAATGGCTTTTGAGGAATATTCCCGATCAGCCGCTACAACCAGCACATGCACACATTGTAATGGACGCGGGCTAATATCCGTTCAGCGTGATGTGATTAAATATGCGGGATATAAGGATGTAATAGAGCAACGGATAGAAACGGAGTGGGTGAATGAACTCTGCTCTCCCTGCAACGGTAAAGGGGTTATATCCAGTCGTTGCCGTTGTAACGGGACCGGTAAAGTCGTTGATCGTGAAGCAACCAAAGCCTCTGGTGCGCCAGTGATTAAAATCTGTGAGCGCTGTTCTGGTCGTGGTTATAGTCGGGTGCCATCCTCAGTCGCATATACAGCCATTAAGGCCCTATTGCCAGAGCTAACCCAATCAAGCTGGTCACGTAACTGGAAGCCATTCTATGAAAAGCTGGTTGCGAAATGTGATATCGAGGAAAGCAGAGCAGCATCTGAATTTAGCAAAGTAACGCGATAAAAAAGAGAGGGCTTGCGTTTTGCATAAACTTGGCGTAATCTCTCCAAATAGTGGGGAATTGTAGCTATGCTCACTAAAGAATATTCAGGCCCGCCGATGAGCGGGTTTTTCTATTTCTACCAGTAGCAAATTCAAGGTTTACAACTAGATGGCTGTGCATAGCATGGTTTTTTTGTCTTTCAGCCAAAGTAAACGACCCCTGAGCGGGGCCGTTGGATTATGGAATTAGCTGTTCTGGAGTACAGTTGTATAGTGCGGCCAGTTTTTCTCGTGTGCGCTTCTGTGGTCGATCTGAAGCCTCCCACTGAGACACGGTTGATTGAGCCGTGTTGAGTTTTTCAGCTACCTCATGCTGAGACAGCCCACGATAAATGCGCCAGGCTGCCAGAATAGAAACATCCTGATCAACCATAATGGACACGACGCCGTTAGGCACGGTCACATCATCATATTTTGACGGAGTGTATGGCACATCCTCCCAATCTTCCTTTGTGCTGAGAAGCTTTTCGTATTCAGCTACTGGCAGAACAACATATTGAGGTTTTCCTGCTTCATCATTTATGTATTGCATTTTCATGTATTCATCCGTGTGGTCAAGAGTCGCGGTGAATTTAATAATGAGGAAATGGCGGGTTGCCCCGCCTAGTACGTTGTCGATGTTCTCCGTTTGACTGCCATTATCGAGCAGATAACCGGCTCGCCGTCAGTGATTTCGAAGATTATCCTGTATTCACCAACCCGTAGTCTGTATTGGTTATCAAGGTCATGAAGCTTCTTGATGTCCAACGTCACTGTGGGGAAAGTTTCAAGTTGGTTAACCTTCTCATTGATAGCTTTCCGGTATCGGGTATCGATTGAAAGCAACTGTTTTCGTGCTTTCCTCGTCCATTGAACCGTAACCATCGTTTCCTCATTTGTTAAAGAGCCTATCCGCTTGGGATGATTAGATAATACGATTTTAATCGTATTCTGTCAATGAAATGCGATTAAAATACGATATTATTTTCAGGGCTGCGCAATGCGTGGCCTTTTTCTTTATTACCGTCGAGAGGTCGGGTATGAACTTTGACAAACTATCTCCAGAATCCCAAGAACAGGCCCGATTAGCACTTATTACTATTCTGGCGCAAATGGTACCTGATGGACTGAGTGATCTTGATGCGGTATTTATAGGTGAAGCTGTTGCCGCTGCGTTTACCGCAATGGAGCGCTATAGCAGTGTTTCTGACGAATGCAAAGATGAGGGTGGAAATTGTGATCGCGAAGCGTTTTTGGAAGCAGTAAACACCCCTCACCCTAATGGCAAGTGGGGGGGATTTATTGAACAGGAGAAAAAACGTCAGGAACTTATGCTCAGAGTTGCAAAAGAGTGTGAATCTTCTCAGTGATTTGTTTTTCTCTTTTGATTAATTGTTCGTTATCCGCAGGAATTATTTCAGAAGCTATTTGACATTCTGAAAAGAGAATATCTTTCAGGGCATCTTTTTGTACAGGTGAAAGTAGTTGTAACATTGCAATCACGATCCGCTCTGTAGCTGTGATGCTGATTTCTAGTTCACAAACAGCTTCATTAATTGTTCTGCTCATGAGTTCCTCTTTCTATTAGCTATGGTTACTTGTCGAGATTTAATAATAGCAGACAGGGGAGCTCCCATAACGGAACGAATTCAATTGATTACGGAGGCTACGCATGGCGTGGCCTTTTTTGCATGGGTCACAGTAAAATTTCTCTAAAGGTGATAAACATGAGTGTTCTATTTGGATATAGCGAGATAAAAACCATGATCACCTATGAGGACTTACAGAAAACCGCAGAAGAAGCCAATGAAAAAAGATTCACCCACGCAGAGATATTAAGGGGGTGTATTGGTCATTTTATTGAACAATATGAACAGTCTCTTGCAATAGTCGATCGGACTTTCAGGGATCACAAAGGCCAGCAAGAGAAAATTGTGACACTGGGTATTAACGAGAATGGCATATTCAAAGAAAAGCATTTGCATGAACTCAAGCTATCTGATGACTTTAGTTTGTCGTTTGTTATCAAAACTGTTATCACAACGAAAGACCCTCAATCTACATGGATTGCATCCCCAATAACGATAAGTAGGCAATCTGGGGTTGTCACGTTTGTTTTTACTGGTAGCTCTGAAACCGTATCATGTCGTATTCCGCAGGGGAATTTATTAACAGTCTACAGCGAGGCGGCTGAAACTTTGAAGCTAATGACTATGGATCTTATTAAGCAAACCGCGCCAGAATAACCGCCCTCTTTTTTTATAATCTATTGAAATCTTGCCGATATCGGAATTCCGATAACGGCATCCTATTAACTCATTCACGGGGCGAACATAGCTCACCCCCACAGCATCCCATTATCTATGGGGGTGGATATGAAACTCATGGACAAGCAACCAGACATCTGGGTGCAGCTATGGTTATGGCTGCTATCAGTCAAAGAACAGGGTATTGGTGCGGCACTGGCGGCCACAATGGCTTATCTCAGAGGTCGCTATAACGGCGGTAAATTTTGGAAGACGATCATTGACGCGATGATGTGTGCGCTTATTGCGTGGTTCATTCGTGACTTGTTGGTCTTTCTAAATTTGAGTACTGATTTGGCATATATCGGCAGCGTCATTATTGGTTATCTCGGTACAGATTTTTTCGGCCAGTTAATGCGTGGAACTTTGAATCGTAAAGCGGGAGTAAAAGAGTGAGTAAGTTATCTATATCAGAATTACAGAAAGTTGTTCACCAGCAAAATATAGATGCAGGTTGGTGGGATAAACAGAGAGAAAAAGGAACACTACTCTGTCTTATTCACTCAGAAATCTCCGAAGCGATGGAGGGTGAGAGAAAGAATCTTAGAGATGATCACTTACCTCATCGAATGTCAGCGGAAGTTGAACTCGCTGATGCAATTATCAGGATATTAGATTACGCAGAAGCATTTAATTATGACATTGAAAGCGCTCTCATTGAGAAACTTGAATACAACAAGCAGCGTGCAGATCATAAAAAAGAAAATCGAGCTAAAAGTAACGGTAAGAAATTTTAGACTCTTGCGGTCATTACATATACGCAAATGGCGTAGTTACTGGCGTGCAGATCGATTTATCCGAAAACAAATTCGTCATTCAAAATACTTAAGCGCTCTCTTTAATTTTGAGAGTCGTTATCGGCTTATCAAATTGTTTGCAAGAGTTGATCAAGAGCGGGGAAACATCTGATGCAAATCAGTAGAGGCATTCGAAACAATAACCCTGGCAACATTCGTTGGGGTGATAACTGGCAAGGTTTGGTACCGGAATTACAACGTACTGACAAATCTTTCTGTCAGTTTGTCAGTCCTGAATATGGTATTCGGGCAATGATTAAAATTTTGCATAATTACAATAGGAAATATGGCCTTAAAACAGTGAAAGGTATCATTTCACGATGGGCTCCCCATAATGAAAATAATACTGATGCCTATATTAACCACGTATGTAAAGACACGGAGGTGACTGGTGATCAGGTTGTTGATGTATTTAATAAAGTATTTATGACAAAGCTTATTAAGTCGGTTATTACCATGGAAAATGGTAATCAACCTTATAGCGATTCGGTTATCGATAAAGCCTTTTCACTTTTGTAGAGCGATATTATGAAGTTTAACTCTCATGGTTATACTGTTATTGCACTAGCGCTTGTCTCGCTTCTGGCTTACCACTATTACGGTAAGTATACCAAACAGCTTGATACGACAGTTAAACTACAGAGTGAGCTGCTGGAGCAGCAGAATGAAATCGTTAATCAGCAAGAGAGGATAAAACGCCTGTCTGAACTGGATAATCAGCATACAAAGGAACTTTCTAATGCCAAATCTGAAATTGATGGCCTTCGTGATGATGTTGCCGCTGGTCGTAAGCTCTTGCTCGTCAAAGCCACATGTCCAAAGAGTGAAGCCAGTTCCTCCGGCAGCGTGGGCTATGCAGCCACCCCACGACTTAACCCGGCAACTGAACAAGATTATTTCGATCTCCGAAGAATGATTATTGGTAACGAACAGCAAATAAAATATTTGCAGGAATATATTAAAACCCAGTGTCAGTAA